ACTTATACCCCAGATTCGTTAATCGCTCTATATAAAAATAGACAACTTCGAGATGAAGACTATAAAACTTTTATTTTAGGAAAACCTTATGTGATAGGTCCCCTCTATAAAATATCTAAAAAATAATGGCTAATCCAAACGATCCAATCGCAAGGTATACAGAAAGTTTCCTGTATCTACAAAATGCTCTTGATAAAGTAGCTGGAGTTATTCAAGAAAGCATAGACGTTCTTGGGGATAGCCAGAAGGTGTCTAACGCTTTAGGAAGAACCTTCTCTCTAACTTCTGGAGAGTTAGTTCCAGTTATGAGCAAGTTAGAAGGCACTATTTCCCAGAGATTATCTGTTGCTTTTGAGGCTTTAAAGCAAGGAATAGATCTAAACGCTACTGGAGCACTAAAACTAGCAGAACAACAGAAGATTACAGGCCAGGATTACAAAGCTAGTCTTAGGCTGTTTCAACAAGTACAAAAATCTTTAGATTTCTCTGTAGAGGAAACTAATAGTCTTGCTGAAACCTTAACTGAGTCTTCTAAACAATACGGGGTTAGCACCGAGTTTCTAACTGCTTCAATTGAAAAATTAATTCAAAGTAATGAAGATTTCCTAGTTTTAAATAATTTAGGCCCACAGTTTACCGAAGCTGCTGCCATGCTTTCGGCTAAAATAGGTCCTGGATTAGATAAAGATCTAGCTAGAGTCACAAACTTACTTTATACTTTTGGTAGTGAGAATGAGGCAATTTTAGCAAATCTAGGAGCAACTAGTATCCGTGAGCAGTTAGCTAGTAATAAACTAACAGCGGAACAGAGAGTAGCTTTAGAAGAACAGTTTATTAAAAATGCTTCCGCCAGAATTAGTCAGATATCAAGTTCTTCATCAAAAAGCTTAGTTTCTCAAGGAGATGTTATAAAAGCTTTATTTGGTAACTTTGCTGGAAGTATTCAAAAATTAGATCAACAATTAGGTAAAGCAGTTGAACGTACTCCTGAATCGACTCTCACTGACGTTACACAAAGGATCTTAAAAATATTTGATCCTATTAAAGAAAGCTTTTTAAACTTTGTATCTACAAATGAAGGAGTTATAAATGCTTTGATAGATGGAGCTGCTAATTTTGTAAAAATGATTACCAATATTATAGGACCTGGAGAAGTAATAATAGCTGGACTTATTTTGGGATTAGCTGGTTTAGCTTCTGCCTTAGTTCCTGTCATATCTCTGGTAACTCCAGCGATGGCGGCAATAGGAGCTGCTGTTATAGCCCTTATTCCAATTTTTTATGGAGTCAAGGATATAGTAATGCAGAATATTGATACTTTTAAAGAACTAATGTCGGCACTAAAACCTGTTGGAAATTTTATAGTTAGTCTTATTAGTTTTACGTTTTCTCAACTTAAATTCCTAGGATCAGCTTTAGCAAGTATTGGATTATTTTTTGTTAACTTATTTCTTCCTGTCATAAAAGTGGTAGGACAGGCTTTTCAATCCTTAGCAGATGGTATAGACTTCTTGACAGACAAGCTAAACTCTGTGTTTGGAGGAGACGCAGAAAGTAGAAGAAGAGCAAATGAAAATAATACTAGTTTAGGTACAATAGCTGGTAACATACAAGAGATGAACCAAAGAGGTAGAGATGCAGTTAGTCAAGAAAAGGCATTAGATAATGCAGGATCTATTGATAAAATTGCTTCAAAGTATAAAACTTTAGATACATACCTAGAAGCTGGGACTAAAATAGACGCATTACAAAATAAAAACTTACAGAAAACAACAGAATACAAAGTTACAGCAGGACTAGGAATGAGGACCCTTCGTGGAGATATTCCAGTAGTTTCTGATGTTAGAATAGCAGATCTTTCCCCAGAGGCAGCTAAAGCAATTGCTAACTCTATGGATGTGGAGACATTAGGTGAGATTTTTATCAGAGCATCAGATAATAATGGCCGAGTAGTTGCTGACGCTATAAATAAAGAAATGGAAAGAACAGGATTTAGGACTGAATAATGAGTAGATTTACCATTGATAGACAGTTACCTCAAAGATCTTACCTAAAGTACATTTACTACTCTTTAGGTGAAGATGCTCCGTATATTGTAAGATTTCCCTTTTTTGAGAACATATCAATAAATGAAAGTAGAAAAGCAAACTACTCTCAATATTCAATTTTAGCTGATACTGAGTTTGATTTTGAATATATCGGTGCTGAGTCTAGAAAGTTTACTTTAGATTTTGAAGTAAACTTATTACACCTTCTACAGGAGTCCTACTCTTTCAATGAGCTAACTAATCCAAACATCTCTCAAGACGACAACAAAAATAAATTTAAAAGCTTTTATAAAACTAATGTAAATAAAAACTCAATTCCTTACTCAAAGCAATTGTATCAAAAATATTTTTCTAATCCTGATGTAAAAAGTTCAGCAAATACTGTTTTAGATCAACTACTAAATACAAAAATTGATCAGTTTCCTTTTCAACCTCCTCCCGTTTTCAAAGGACAGTTGCCTTTTACTATTAACAATATATTAGGATTACTAGCTTTTACTAAAACTCAAAAAGGGATATCCTCTACTATAGGAAGCTATACTAACTTAATTAGATCTTTGTATAATGCTGAAACTATTACTGAGTCAATTAGTAATTTACAGGCTGGATTATCAGCAGGTGGAGTAGCTGGTATATTAGGAGTAGCGGGAACTATCGCAACATTTACACAACAAGCTATAACAAATGAATTTTTTGAAAATATAGCTTACGTTTTGAAAGTTATAGATCAAATAGTTTATTACACAAATATTGTTAGATCTGGAGTTCTTAGTAAAGGTAAGGGTAGTACAAGCCCTCCTCCTGTGATTTATCTAAATCACGGAATCCTGTATCAGAATATTCCTTGTGTCTGTACTGACTATAGTATATCAGTAGAGAAGGCTTCGACTTACGACTTACCTACTTTACTACCTTATACAATCAAGTTTTCTATAAACCTGCTAGAGTCTGTTGGATATGCTAGAAAAACAGAGTTTTTATTTAGTGAAAGTGGAGGATTAGATCAGAGTTTAGTAACGGATGAACTTGCTCAAAAGTATGAGGAGTTTGTAGGCCCTTTCAATTATGGATGGACTTCTGTAATAAATGAACCTTATTCATTAGATGTATTAGCAGAACAATAATATGGCTACTTCAAATAATAGTTTTGGACCTTATTCGATAGACTCCAATACAGTTACACATAAAAACGCTCAGGTTAGAACCGTATTCAATGCTACCCAGTTCGATAATCTAATTGAAAACTTACAAACAGATTATACTTACACTGAAGGTTATGTTCCTATTGGATTTGAGCACAGACCAGATCTTATCTCCCAAGCGTTTTATGGTACACCTAAAAACTGGTGGCTTTTGATGGTAGCTAACAATATAAATGATCCTTTTGAAGGATTCAATGTTGGTGATAAAATTCTAATTCCTAATGTCGAGTAATGTTTATAGTAGCTTCTACAAATAAAGAAATAATTGAGAAGGTTGATAATGAAACTATTATTTCTCAAGAATTTCTGAACAGTTTACCTAAAGAAGGTATTCTTCTAAACTTGTTTGGAAACTCTGGTATAAGATCATTCAAGCATACTGTAAGTCGTAACACTACAGAAATAGTAATAAAGTTTTTAGATAAAGGAATAAATAATAGCTTTGAAAGTCTTTATGTAAATAGAAATAACTTACAAGTTTTACACGATATAGAGAAGTACGCAAATATTGCTGATATGTTACTGACTGACGACTTCAAAGACAGCTATCCAAAAGAAGTAGATCCTTATATTTATGTTATTTATGGAGCAGGGCCAAACAAATCAGGTCCTCACATTTGTACAATAAAAACTTTCAATATATCCGCTAATAGAGGCGCAGTAGAGTATACTTTAGTTTTAGTTCCAGCAGGAAGAGATTTAGAAGGAGAAATATTTCAAACTATTCAGAACTCTATATCTACAGCCCCCGCCAAATTATATTTTGAAGGATCTACACAACCGATTGATATTAGTAAACCAACCCCTTATGGACTAGATAAGTATTCTAAGATAAATCAAACACAATACGGTCCTGTAAGTCCAAGTCAAGGACAACCTATTGATTATCACCTACTTCTAAAAGATCTAATAAAAAGTTATGTTAGAAATATTACAGGAACTAATAATGTATTAGTATTACTTCCTGATATAAATGTAATTTGTGGAGATAAGCTATATCAGTTTTATGAAAATACTACATTTTCAACTAGAAACCAAAGTCCAGAAGCAAGTTTTGCTCTTTTCAAATTTCTAAGAGCGGAGGATGATAAAACAACTTATAATTTTGTAGATAACTATCTTAGAGTGGTAAACGCAGTAGAAGCTTTTGTAAAAGCTTTTACTCCTGTAATTGAAATTGAAAAAGATTTCAAAAAATCAACCAATATAAATGTACTTGATCCTGGTTTTACTTCGGGGTTTTTCAAGGATCATACGCAGTTTACGACTTTTGAGGAGTATGTTAAATATCATATAGATAAATATATACTAAAATTAAAAATAAAATCTGATTTCCGGGATCGCCCTCCATCCATCTTACGAGATTTATTTAGAACTATAGTTCAATTATCTGATAATGTTGATTCCTATAGATTTAATATTTATACTGAAACCAATTCAAAACTAGTAAATGTAGTGAAACAAGATGATCTAAGCCTAACTGATCTTTTAGTAGAAGATGCTTATGATATAGGAAATCTCCAAAATGTGGGAAGTCAGTTAGTTATAGTAGGAGAAGAAACCTTAATTAATAAATATTTATATGGACTTGATAATCTTTTGGATATTACTAATCAAGAGTCCTCTCAGCAACTTTTAGGGTTTCCATTACATCCTTTAGATTTTGCTGTTTTTGATAATTCTAAATTTCAGAAAAAGGTAGCAAATACTATTTCAAAAAGAGAAAACTTTTTTCCAATATTTGTAGATGAAAAAAATACAACTGAAGGTATAGGTTCAAACCCCTATAAAGGTGAGATTGGTATTATTGATTACACTATAAATGATAAGAACACTTTTAGAGGCAGACTAGAAAATATAAATGTAGAAAAGGCTAATAATACTATAAAGATAGTTGGACTAGCTCCTAAAGTAGTTGCTGATTACCTTGACCCAGAATCCGATACTGATGTTGTAGATCTTAGACAATACATTGAATCCTTATACAATGTATTGAATACTAATAAAGATACCTTAGATAACTTTTTCAAGTCACTAGTCGGCAGTATTTCTCTAAGCAATACTACTCCAATAGAAGGACTTGATCTTAAAGAACTAACGGAACAATTAATATCAAGCATCTTAGCTGATTTAGAAAAAGAAAAAACAGAAAAAGGAACAACTTTAGGACCTAATTTAGTTTACGAAGATTCATTATTTACTGATACAGGTAACCTAAAATCACTAATATCAACAAAGAATAAAGAGTCTTTCAAACTATCTCTTTCACTAAATACTAGATTTTGTCCTCAGTACGGCTCCTATTATTTAATAGGTAAAACTGCCAAAGTAAAAATTTCTCCTGGTCGATTTAGACTCAAAATACCAGAGTATTATACTATTCTAGGGTATTCACACACAATGACTGATAAAAATTTAGTATCTCAGTTTGAACTATTGACACGATAATTATGGATCTTTGTTTAGCAGAAGTTGTTGAAAACTTTGATATAAAAAGAGCAGGAACAATAATGGCTCTTATTTACGGGGATGGAGCTAATCCTCAAGATGTTCTTATGTCTTCATACTATACTACAGGAGAACAAGGAACAATAAAAGCCCCTGCTCCTAGAAAAGGTTCTACAATTGTTGTATGTAAACCAAAAGGATCAGTATACTGGATTTATTTAGCGACCTGTGATGGCTGGGCTTGGCAAGGTACAAATGGAGATCCCCTAGAAAAAAGAACTCCTCTATTTGACAGAGGAGTAGACCGAGGAGGTAAGGATAAGGGAGGATCTGGATTTGACAGTGATCTTGTAATCCAAAATGATATGGGATGTGGTTTAGAGTTATCTCAAACTTTTGGAACAAAGGGTAATAAGGTTTATACTAAACTCTACACAGGAAATAAAAAGTATGTGAGACTTACCGATAGTAATCCAAATGATAACATTGAATTGAATACAGGAGCAGGAAGCTCTTTCAAACTAACGGCTTTCCCTACGGCCTTAGCTGCTCCTCAACAAGGAGCTATGTTAGATACAGTTGGAGGCCAAAGATTTCTAAGCAGAAATGGAAAAACCTGTATGATGGTACAGGATGGTAGTGAACTAAATTTTATCAATAATTCTACAGGATTCAACTGCCTTCAAGGAGCAAACACAGCAACCGCTGGAAACATCAATATGCAAAGCCAGTCGGGTAATATTCACTTATTTACAAAGTCCCCAGAAAGTAAAATATTTATCGAGTGTCTTCCTGGAGAGTCTTTAGGACAGTCAGCAGGGGCTACAAACGATATTGTAATTAGGGCTGGAAATGCGGGAGGTGGAGGAACCGCTGTAGGTCGAGTAATTATAGAAGGTTTTGAGCTACAACTAACTACTACAAACCTATCGGTTCAAGCACTAGGATCTATAAATGTTCAATCTAATGGTCAAATAAATTTTGATGCTGATCTAGGAATCAACTTTAGATCGTCAGGTCCTATAAATATAGATGGACAGGCTATAAATCTAAATTCAAACTTAGCTTCAACCGCAACCGTTTCCAACAGTCCAGGGCAACCTATAAATAACTACGGTCCCATAGGTGTTTTTCAATATTTCTAAATCATGGCTTCATTTGACGCACAATCATTCATCAACATAACAGGAAACACAGGAGCAGATCCAATAACCGCTTTTGGAACTTCTTTTGGAGTTCCAAGCTGTATGCTTAGTTTAGCAAAAGAAGCATTATCTCTTTTACCGTTTCCAGCGTTGGCGCTTATGCAACAGTCTTTGGCCGAGGGTAAGGCTAGAGCACGGGAGTTTATATCAGGATTATATCAAAAACTGCTTACCGAACTTGGTTTAGTAGAAGATGAAAATGGAGGATTCAAATTACCTTTTGGTGCTGATTCAGACATTCTGGCTGCGATCAATGACCTAGTAGCCATGATTGGGGTTATTACAGAGCTTGCTAATGAAATTCAAGATATTATTGAAAATATAAATGATGTAATAGCCTGTTTCAAGCAGTTTGAAGAAATACAAAAAGCACAGGCAGGAAACATCGCAGCCCAACAAGGTTCTTTACCTTTACAAGCAGGTTCTGATTTAGCTTTTGCTAACGCACAGTTAGCCGTACAGTTTATCAACGATGCTAATAGACAGCTTACACTGATAAACGAAATATTTCAAGAGAGATTACAAAATCCTGATCTAGAGCCCTGTATTCCAGATAGTGCTGAGTTTGATCAGTTAGCTGCTGGAAGCAATATTAGAAGATGTCCTATTGAAGATCCTGGATTAGCTCAAGAAGGGGATGGAGTATTTAGACTAACTTATGGTCCTCCTGTAAGTGTCGCAGGGCAGTATGTACTAACCTCTGATGGTCTTTATTATGATTCTCGCTCTGGTGGGCTAGATCCTGTATTTCTAAGTATTTCGGGAATAGTTCAACCTGGAGATAAATGGAAGTATGACTACGCACCAAACTTAGGAGGAAAGGGAGATCAGGTATCCATTGAAAGTCTCAATAAGTTTACTGATAATATATTTGATTTAGACGATATTGATGACAGTCAAGGGATGCAACTTTACTACGATAATGATCACTTTTTAGCGGTTCTTAGACAGCAAAGAGATAAGCACGCATATGATCTTTCAGGAGAGCTACTTGATTTTATTAATGAGTATGGAGAAAACTCAGCTATTGTTAATAACCAAAGACAAGTTATTATTTCTGAAATAGCAAATCATAATGATAAAATTAATAGAAGAAAAAAACAAATTGAGGTTATAGTAAAAGTTCCAAATTTATATGGGGATGAAGGTCCTACCTTTGCTCCTGGAGACATACCAATCAATGATTTTTCCGTATTAGAAAAATATAATTTAGCTGTTGATTTAGAAAAACAAAAAGCATTGATTTTCTCACAAGCTGAAGTAAACGATATAGTATTACCTCTTACTCCTAAGTTTGTAAAGAGTTCAGCAAAAGCACCCTCCATCGGGTTTGAACACCTAACAGTACCTAATGTAGGAAAGGGCAGTATTATTTATAGTCCTTCAGGAGGAACAGAAGCAACCGTATTATCTCTTACTGATCAAATTGCAACTGATGGACTGTTTGCTATTTATAATTTTTTAGATACTAGAACTACACTACCCTCTTCAACAGACTTTAACTTGACAAACTGTGCTACGAATGATATGTACAATAATGCACAGTTGATAGGAACTAATCCTCAAAGTATATTCTTCTCAGGATTAGCAATACCCTATCTAGAGGGTATAGTCAAAAATAAGTCTACATTTACACAAGGAGCCTCTGCACTCGGTAGCGTAGTTAGACTACCCGACACCGAAGAGTTTAGAGAGCTAACTTACAAGAATCAAGGATTCTCTATGGAGTGCTGGGTTCATGTTCCAAATATAACTGACGCAGGAGTTGGCTGGTTAAGTGGAACAACATCATCCTTGACGAAGGTTTTATTAGCTAGTGAGAATACTGGTGTTGCGTCTGGAGTATCTGCGGTAAACTACTTAGGTCAGATTCCTGATCTTGATTTCTTAGAAAATAGGAAAGGAACAGATTTTGTAAAAGGCTTGATTTGTGGATTTACTAGAGATAGAAGAATTACTCAGGAAAATACAGGGTATAGTAATGATAACGCAGAAAATGACCCAGCCTCTTCGTTAAGTTTCTTTATGGCTCCAACCATTTCTAGAGATGCTTCTTCTCTATCTTGGATCAATAATGACGATTGTAATGATGTAGAGTCTTTCTATAAAATGAAAGTAGACTTATCATCAAACTCTTATATTGGAAATGTTTCATCTCAATTTGTTCTTATAGCTATAACGGTAGATCCTCCAAAAGATCTAATATCCTTTTACGCAGATGGAAATCTTTTGACCACCTCTGCCATGTCAACTGTTTTTGGAAATGATGCTAGAACCTCAATAGGTCTTCCCTCTTTCAAGAAACCCAATAGTTTTGAGTACACAACCTCAACTGTTGATGGTCCAACTACAGTAAAAACTGGTCCTAAAAATAACCCTTTCTATACGCCTTGGATTGTTGGTGGAGGGTGGACTGATGGTATGTATTTAAATGGAAACTTTATGGGTGGAGATCGTGGAGGTATAGTAAGCGGTCTTCGAGGCCACATAGGAAGTTTGAAGTTTTACTCAAAGCCTCTAAATACAGAAGAGATTACTCAGAACTATAAAGCGCAACAAGGCTTCTTCAAAAATATCAAAATGTAATGGCAACTAAAGTTACTGAAAACTTATTCGGAACAGTTCCCTCTAACTTTACTAAAAAATCTTTTGAATCAAAAAAGAAAGAAGTTTTTGGTCTAACTTATCCGTTATATAAGTATAAAGAATCTGCTGGATACTTTTCTAAATCGTCAGGAATTGAACTAATAAAAGGAGCAATTACTCAGTTAGTGAAAACTGAAAAAGGAGAAAGAGTGATGCTTCCTAGTTTTGGATGTAGTCTTAGACGATTTTTATTTGAACCTTTAGACGAAAACGTATTTCAAAGTATCAAATCAGAAATAACTACACAGTTTAATAAATATATACAAGGAGCTAGAATTCTAAATCTATCAATTTTTTCAGCAGGACAAGACGGAACTTTTGAAGGCGGCGCTATAAAAGTTTTACTAAGAGTTCAACTTCTCAATGAAGAGTATTCTATATTCGATGTACCAGTAACTTTATCATGAACTTATCAGGAACCCTACAATCAGACTTCATGAAACTGACAAGTTTGCCTAATAGAAAAAAGGCAAATCTTATAAATTTTGCATCTAGTGATTTTCTAAGTCTAAAACAATCACTAATTGATTATGCTAAAGCAGTTTATCCAAATGACTACTCATACTTCATTGAATCTGATTTAGGTATTATGTTTATTGAGCTAGTAGCTTATATGGGTTCTGTTATGTCAATGAAAGCAGACATGCTGGCTAATGAAAACATCTTACAAACTGCTAGACAAAGAGCAAGTGTAAGAAAGCTCCTTGATCTGGTTGGTGTCAAAATGAAAGGACCCCTTTCCTCTGCTGCTGATGCTGCTATTACTTTTAGCAAAACTCCGAATACTGTAACAATTGCTGGGGCGGATAGAGTTATTAAAACTAACTCTCCTGAAGATGGAGAAACCCTGAGTTTTACAGTTTATAAAGTGTCTAATGGACAAATTGATCCTTTAGCAAATGCAACTGCTGATCTTACTTTTGATGTTACAGCGGGTACATACTATGATGATCTAGCTATTCAGGAAGGAGCCTTAGCTACGGAATCAGGAACTTTTGGAACTACAGAGGGAACTAAAAGTATAGCACTAACGCAATCCCCAGTCATTGACGGGAGTGTTCAACTATACATCACTTCCACAAATACTGATGTTGAAGGAGCATATACCGAAGTTGAAAATGTTTTCTTTGCCTCTGGATCAACAGACAGAGTATTTGAAATTGTTTATGATGATAACTACGCAGCAACCCTAGTGTTTGGTAATGGGTTAGCTGGTATTTCTCCAGACGCAGATGCTAGTTATTTTGTAACCTACAGAATTGGTGGTGGTTCTAGAGGAAATATTGCAAAAGAAAGCATCAACACTAATATAAATGTAACTACAGGAACTGGAGCTACTGCCACAATTAGAAACATTTCCTTAGCTACTGGAGGGGCTAACGCTGAGACGGTTGAAAAGGCTAAAAAATACGCACCGCTAACTTTTAGAAGGCAAGATAGAATTGTTACTCTAGAAGATTATAGCGTATTTTCCAATTCTTTTATAAGCACTTGGGGAACCGTGGGTAAAGCAGTAGCAGTTACAAGAAAAGCCTACGCATCCGCTAATGTAATTGATATTTATGTTTTAGAAAAAGCCTCAGATATTCAGTTACAAAAAGCCACTCCAACTTTCAAAACTAGTCTTCTCGCTGCGATAAACAAAAAGAAAATGGCTACTGATGAAGTTGTTATTGTAGATGGATTGATTCGTACTCTAGATCTTGTGGTCACTATCAAAGTAGACGAAGAAGAGAAGAATAACCAGACTCAGATTGTAAACAAGGTAAGAGATAGTATTTTATCCTATATGAATGTCGATAATAGAGAGTTCGGACAGGCTTTAAATATAGCTGAACTAAATAGACAAATTTTTGAAATTGATGAAGTAAGATTCTCAACAGTAGACAATGTAGAAAAAGATATAAAGGTTGATTTCAATGAGATTATTCAGCTAAACAACTTGACAATAAATGTTGAACTTCTAGCCTAATGACTGATCAGTTTTCACAAAACACTAGAAACTATACAAAGACTAATTTTGTAGAGCTACTAGAGCTAATAACTCCTGAATTTTATAAGCAAGAGGATCAAAACTTTAGTGGCCTAGAGTTGAATCCTTTTTCCGATATCATAAATGCTGATATTAGAAAAGCCGAACTGATTAGAAGTGTTGTATCTTTATCATCTATTCCTGGAACGAGGGCTCAAGATCTTAGTAGTGTATCAGGGATTTCTAAGTTTTTTGTAAAACAAAATAATTATACTTATATTAGTCCTTCAAAGTTTGAAGAAAAAATACTACTACCTTTAGGAACTTCATTCAAAAACTTCGCAACTAGTGGAGAGTTTTATAACTATTTGTCTGGAACTCTTTGCCCTTTACTAGTTCCTGCTACATTCGCAGATGACTCAACCTTAGTTGCTAATACTACAACCCTATCAGCACTAACAAACAACTCAAACGCTTCAAGTGTTCATGTTTATCTTACGGAAGCTTTAGGTTGGTTTTACTTTCTAAATAGGGAGTCTACAGGAAGTTTTGACCCCTCTTCCCTTGTGGCTAGAGACTTTGTAAAGGTATTCACGGGAGAAACATTAGAAACAGTAGATGGAGTAAAGGCTTTATCTGAATTTGTATGGAGAAATTATCAAGACTTTGCTCTTTGGAGAAATAATGATCTAATACCTACATCCTTTGTTTCTGGGGCTGCTGACGCTATTTTAGATGCTTCTGACGGAGTTGTAGCTACTTATACCAGCGGAACGCAAAAGTTGGATAGTTTGCTAACTTTTGTAGATGCCGTATATTCTAAGCTATACCTGGATAGGTTTGATTTTGCTGTCAGAGATGCTTTTGAAGATTATGTAAATTCAGAAATCTATCTAGTTGATGAAGTTAGTAGAGGACCGTTACGAAAATTTGAAACACTTATGGGTCTTGCTATGGCTGACTATACAAACGCCATAGAAAACCTAAAATTGATTTATGATGTAAACTCTGTTAGGGAAGATCACTTACAATACATAGCTGATCTAATTGGGTGGAAGCTCAGAGGTAATAATACTGATAAGCGGAGACATCAGTTACGCGCCGCAGTTGAGATTTATAAAAAGACAGGAACTTTAGATGGAATCCAGTCTGCGTTAAATAACTTAGTAACAGAATCCGTTTTAGATATTTCAGGAAGAGCTACTGAACTTTGGGAATCCTATTTACCCTTCTTAGTTTGGTATGCCTTGGCTACAGAGTCTCCTCTTTTTGAGAGTCTAAAGACATGGACTTTGCCCTTATCAAAACAAGCGGGAATAACTGGTTATAGCTCTAGTAGTTTAGAAGATAGTATCAAATCCGTTGTAGATAATATTTTTCTAAATCTATATAAGAAGTATCCAGAGAACTTCATATTTGGTAATAGTCGTTGGGATCCTCCTCGTTTATTCAGTTTAGATGAGTTTGGGCATGTAACTGATCTTTATACGGTTTATAAAGAAGATAAGATGAAGCCTTTCCATTGTTATCGGTTTGGAGAGCCTATCTATTACTTCAAAGAGCAAGAAGCTAGAACTTATGGAGAATCCGCATTGTTTGAAGCTGCTCTAAGTTATGGTCCTTTAGGGTATGGTGTTTATGCCGAAGGAGAAGGTCCCGAGAGCTACGGGGCAGGAAGACCAGTATACCTTTCTGCGACTGGAGATTTGAACTTCGTCTTTAGTTATAGGGGGAAAACTAACTACCCAGTGCCTCCTTTTGAAGAAGTAAAATACTTTAGAGATTGTACAGTATCAGAAGAGTTAGTAGATGATTTAGTTGAACAGTTAAAGTGTTTAGTAGTAGATGAAAGCTTTGCAGATCAATTAGGATCTTATGTGAAAAACAGAGCCCTATCTGATGAAACTTCACTTAGAGCTTTAAATGAGTTTTTAATATTAACAACTTCGGCTCAGACCGCACCAAACTACGATAATGTTATTCTTAGAGGATCTAACTATCAAAAAAATGTTCTTCCTTTATGGAATGGAAAATCTTCTCATATTTTTATTGATTTCGATGATGTAGACTTTGATTTTGATAAAGTTACTTTAGAAGGGGATTCTCCCTATGCCTTCTACGAGTCCGCCAGGATTGCCCAAGAGTTTTCTCCAGCCCATACAATTGTACGGGTAAACCTAAACGCAAGTACTGAGGATTTTGCTTACGATTATTCTTCAGTTAACTATGACTATGTTGGAGTAAATAAAGAGGATGATAGGTCACTTTATAGCTCTGGGGCTGTACTAGCAAACTTTGAGTCATCTGGAACTAGCATGGACTTTGCTACAGGAGGTGGCGATGGTGGTGATTTAAATAGTGATGGTGGAAGAGGCGGATTAAATGTTTTCAAAAGAAATCAAGTTGATAGTATTCGAGATACCTTAGCTTATCGAGTAGCATCAGGAAAAAATATAACATCTAATGTAAATCGTAGAGCATTAAGAAGAAGGAACTACAAGTATACTCTTCCCAAAAATGGATACTACGATAGAACAGGATTCAACGGTCCTTTAAGTTTTGATCCTTCTGTATTAGAAGAGTCTTTGGCTTCATCTTTAGGTGAGCTTACTTTAGGGTATATTCCCTCAGCAGGAAAGTTTCACCCCGTAGTCGATCCAATAGATCCTACGGGAGTTTGGCATAGATGTGAAAACTTGGATTCTTCTAGAGAGTTTTCAGGAATCCCAACAAGCGCAACTTTCCCATATAGAGGGCTTTCGTCCGTTGCTCTAAATAATAACATAAAGATACCAGAGTTATCCCCAAGTTCTACTAAGTATTCAGACAGGGGACAGCTTCCTGTTATTTATCAGGTCATTCATAAAGTCTTTATGGATAAGGCTAGATCCTATGCTAAAGATGTTATCAAAAATGATCCCACAGTTTATGATGCTGATAACTACTGGAAAAATAATATCCAAAGTTTAGCTAACTCAGCTATTGATTCTGGATTTGTTCTTAACGAGTATTCAGACTACTACAATATTCAATTTGGTAGTAACTTACACAAGTTGTATAGAGACTATCAGCAATACTTCGAGAACCCTTTAGGTGCTTACTACTTAGATAAAACAGGTGGTAATATTTTTGCTCATACTTTTGGAAGTGGGATTTACAACTGTGTTTTTGACATTGACGGTTCTGCGGTTTCTTCTACCGAGGGTGCTTATGTAGCATCAAGTCTAACTACCTCTATCCCAATAAGCCACAACGCAGGTTCTGGTGTGTTCAGCCTGTGTGCTGTTGAAAATGGCTATGCCTCTGGAACTTATATCGCAAGTGCTAACGGAGAGATGGCAGTTCCTCTCTTTGGAACCTTTGTTGAGGGTTCAGCTTTCAACGCTGAATATAGAAATCCACATATCCTTAGTGGGGTAGAGTTTGTTTCTACTTCAGGCGCATCTGAAGGAAACGAGTTTACAATATTTAGAATATCTCCAGATTTAGCAAGCTCTGTTTCAGATTCTAAACTTGTAAATAATACACTCATCAAAGCTAAGTCTGTAAATGGACTTCCACGACTTCGGTTTGATTTGAGTTCTTATGGAGATTATTCTAACTTCCTAATACAAGATCATAAGTTCAAACTAGCTATCAAGAGCTTAGTTGGAGATGATCAAGGTAAGATATTAGGAGGTCGTAAACTTGGAGTTTGGATTCACACAAATACAGTAGGTGATGATCGGTATATGTGGACTTGGAATAATGAAGGTAGGTGGGAAATGCACCAGGAGTCCGATCTTAGCGTAGACTTCGTACTCTCTAAATGTCAAGTGTACACCTTCCCTACTACTACTATTCCAGACACTCTATGCTTAAAAAATAAACTAAAAGAGTATTCGGATAATAATGCTAAAATTAGTAACCTTTTAGATTCTTACTTTGATAATATTGTAGTAGAGTTCGATACTAGAAACTTCACCATAAACAATAACTATGAGTATCTTGATATTATTCCTTTAGAAAATGAGTTCTATAAGATTCAAACAGATGTTCACAGAAGTAAGAATACAAACTATATCATAGAAGTTTTCTTAATACCCGATAATATAAAGAACTCTACAAAATACTTATTAATTGATAATATCAGTTTGACTGATGTTACTCTAAGTGGATGGGCAGGAACACCTTTAGGTTATGGCACTAGAACCAATGGAACTCCTCTAAGACAATTTGTTAATGAAGATGTTTCTTTCCTAACTAAAGAAGAACTTTTAGCAGTATTAAAGTTCTATAATGGATTAGCAGGACAAGAAGTAGGAATATACAACTCAGATATAGCTTCTAGAGATTCTACTATTACTGCTACAAAGTTAGAACAGAGTGGTGGAAGTAGGCTGAACTATAGAACAAATCCAGAGTGGGTTAGTTCTAAAGGTAGTTTTAATTTAGTTTATACTAATGTGGAGATAGAGAACTAATGAAAGGTGAAGTAGAGGTTTGGTATGGCGATCAATTAATTGCCAAAGAGAGCAACATGATAGTTGATGGTGCTGGAAAGCATATTGCTGATATTATGACTGCCCCTTCATCACTTTCTGTAATAGAATCAGCTTCTGCCATTCTTCATACTTCTAACTACTCCATTCAAGCTATTTCTTTTGGAACTGGGAAGGATGCCTTCCCTGCTAATGCTCATTACTACGATATCCCAAAAGGGGGTAGGGTAGTACCCACTTATAATGGAGGAAGCCAAGCTCTTGTACTAGTAAACTTCCGAGGAGATGGGAGTTCATATGCCCCCGAGGCAGGACTTCCAGAAGAACCAAATCCAACAAGCACTAGGTTAGAAATGCGGGATACAAATGTTTCCGCAAACTGGGGCGATGGAGCAGTTAGTTCTGTATTTCCTGGAAACGGGCAGTTGGTAAACTTTATGCCTTCCGCTATAGTTGAATTCATTACTACTGATACCTCTCTAAGCACCACTAACTCAAAGAAACTATTAGGAAGTATCATGGGGGCTTTTCCACCAAATGCTACTAATGTTTCAGCAGTTGCTATATTTCCTGACGGGCAAGAGCTTTCTGCTTTAATAGGATCCAGCACTTTTAATACTGCTAGTAGTATGGACTACTCAGGGTTTGTAAACAAAGTAGCTACTGCTGGAGGTGATCCTGAAGATGGTCTGATATCTAGTGGAGTTGTTCCTTATACGAATGGAATACTATTTCAAGTAGAGCTAGGTCCAGGAGATTTACAATGTGCTAATCTATATGGAGGAATCTACCACTTAGGATTATGGACTATTGATATGGAGCAATCTCTTCTTGCTGGAAATACTCCACCTTTTGCGTTTGATGTACTAAATAATCCTAGAAAATATCGCTTATTTTGTAGAAAAGGATTTACAATAGATTTAACTAGAAACTCCGATTCGGGCGGAACTCCTGGATTCACAAACTACGATCCCTCTCAAAATCTGGTAATAAAATGGAGACTAAAGTTTTACTAAAATGAATTTTTTAGAAGAAAAAAATATATCAGGACACTTACAGATAGTAAAGGTCTATAAATCAGGAGAAGAGGAAGTTCTTCTAGATGATAGTAATATTATTGTCTCTGGAATGGGCTTTTCGTTAAGTTACTTATTTTCAGAGTCTGGAGGAGGAGCTAACTTAGTTACTAAGTTTCAGATAGGAAGATTTCAAGTAGGGGTTTCAGGCCCTCCAGCAGGAGGAGTTACAAGTGGAATCAACCAACTTAGTGGATCTCTAACTTCCATTGATGAGTATGGATTAGGTAGTAACTTAGTATTAGAGAGTCTAACCTTACGACTAGATTCCGCTAATACCGTAGCAGGGCAGGCTTTTGCCAGAATTCCAGCGAGTAAAATAACAAGAATTGGAGATTCCTCTGTAAGGTATACTCTTGTTTTAGATGAGGAAGCCTGTAATGGTCTGACTAGGGGAGGTAGTGATGCTCCTATAAATGAAATAGGTCTTTTCGTAAATAACCCTGTAGGAACACCCGCCGATCAACCTGTTCTTGTAGCATATAGAACTTTCAGTGATATTTATAAAACTAGCGATTTTAGTTTAATCTTTAGATGGACAATTAACTTCTAGTCATGGCATTCAAAAGCGAAGATATTTATACAGCAAGCGGAAACGCTAAACTATTCAATGCTTGGACTCCTTATGTATCCAAGTTTGATACTAGCTCATTCTACAACTGGGAGCAGGATAATCTTCCTCTCTATGATTTAGAGGAGAGAACTTATGAGCTTTGGGAACAGCAAGGGTGGCCTACTTCTTCTGTTCCTGGTTTGGCTCTTACGGTTTCTGCTGATGCTGATGCTGTTAGTCTCGCTGCTGAAAGTACTCTATTTACTGATGTAAGCTCTGCCATCGCCGCTATTCCAAAGGTGGTTCGTTTTCCTGTGCTTGTAGAGGTTGGAAGTTTTGATGAGCTTGGCCCTCTTGAGCTTCATAACTTCAGAATTGAAGAAGGCGGATCTATTGAGATTATTAATAGAAACTTTAGTAGATTTTATAACACTTCTTCTTTAGCAAAATCTTCGACCACTCCAGTGGAAAATTCAACACATTTAATGTATAACTTTGTATCTTCACTAGATATGTATAATACATTAAACGACGCATCTTGTGTTCATTTAGGTATTCCTGTGTTTAGTGCTACTCCTGGGTCTGATGCTAGATTCGTTACTGGAGCTAGAACAGGTGGTTTATTTTCTTATTCAAAGTTTAGTAATAAAGAAGGTGTTTTAGTAGGATGTTTAGATGATGCTTATGCTTCTGTTACCACTGGTAACTTTGGATCTCGTCCTTATGAGGAACATGCTGGCCCGGACTATTCAGATAACTCACTATCAGCTTACGATATTTCAGCAACTTCTGATTTAGATTCCTCTATCCTAACTAGAACTCAAATCTCTGTAGATGATCCTCTTACAGGGAATCTCTACGGAAATGATCTTACTAAGATCAGCGTAAAGAACTGTGATGGTCCAATCTATATTAGAAACTTCTTTGTAAACGGAACAAGAAATAATCCTGACTATGGAATCGAGATCACTAACTCTGATGTAGTTCTAGAAAACTGCTCCGTAGCAAGAGCAAAAAGAGCAGGCTTTAAGTTTAACAACTCTAAGGTAGTTCTTTCAAGATCTGCGTTCTCTTATAGAAACTATAACCTAACTACCCCTACTACAAGAGAAGAAAAAGTTGGAGTAGGATTCCACGCTGTAAATAGTGAAGTTACAGTAAGCTCTAATATTGCTCCAGTAGGTGCTAGTGATGGAGCTAAGGACTATGGAGCATCAGGAGCCGATGTAACCTTTGTCGCCTCTAGAAACTACGCAGGATTTGTTCTTGATAACTCAAAGCTGGTTGGTGGTTTTGGAAGAACTTCTATAACCAGTCCTCAAACTGGTGGAATCGTTGCTGCTGAAGCCAACTGGGGTCCTGGTATGCTTCTGAAAAACGCAGAAGTAGATCTTAGTGGTCTTATTGAAGTTTACTTCAACGATGTTGGGGTTGAATCTCATAACTCTATTATGAGAACTCAAAACTTCTGTGCTGAATCACAACAGAATGAAGGGTATTTAGGAAAGAACTCAGAGTTCTTACTTGATTCTGATTCTGCTCCTGGAACCGCTGGTCAGTCTGATAGAGCACAGATTCTTTTCCATAAGAATAGACAGCACATTGTAGCAAAAAACAATACAGACTTTAGTTTTAAAATAAAGGACTCTATTCCAAGCAAGTATGGAAACTGCCTATTTGCTAGTTCTCATGGTGGAGAAATCTGGGGTGCTGCTGGAGATGCCGCTGCTGCTAGAAATATGCTTCCTTCTATTTTAGTTGAAGGGGGATCTAACCTAGAACTTATTAATCCAAAAATAACAGTTAATGATCAAGACGGTCTTGGAGTCGCAATATATGGAGCAGCCATTAAAGCTATTAGAAACTCCTCCGCTAGGTTGTTCGGAACTTCTACTGGATGTACTTTCATTGGATCTCCCTTCGCAGAACAGAATGTAGCTGCTCTATACGCAAATAACTCAGTTATAGGGCTACATGGTCCTACTGTTATTGGAAACTTTGGTGTTGATGTCTTAGTAGAAAATAACTCTACACTTAACATTACACCTCCAACAATAAAAGATGAAAGAGGCTATGCTGCTAGTGCTTTCGAGTTAGGCGACGGAGCAAACCACACTAGCGTTGAACTTCACTCAACCAGAGCCTGCCTTGTTGCTGATAATAACTCTACTATAAACCTAGTTGATCTTGGAGACTTTGAAGCAAACTGGGAAAGAACCGATACAGGAGTAGGCGTTTTAGCTAATCTAACTGATTTCTTTGAAAGAGAAAGTAATGTTAGTGGTCTAATCTACAAGGGTTCTTTACAGTTCTATCCAAACCCAGCAGACGATACAGTACTAGAGGATAATGGTCTAGATGCTATTAACGCTATTACATCTAAGTTGCCTATTACTAACTCTTTCCCAACCTTCACTACAACAGATCCTTATCTAAATACTTTTATAGTTACTGATACTCCAGTATTAGGAACCAACGATACTGCAAGCAGAGGGGTAGTATCAAAAGGTGGGATGTGTGTAAGAGTTTTAGGAAACAGTGTTATTAACGCTCATAATGTTCACTTCCCATCAGGAAATGAAGGTGGGTTCTTGGATGGTCTAATCTATAACGCTTCAGGATCTGATTGTGATAAGCTACTGATTTGGAACATCGCTGATAACTCAAGACTAAACGCATCATATCTTGCTGTTAGTGGAAGCTACCCAACGGACGCCGCATATCATGGGCCTAGTGCATTGTATGTATCCTCTTCAGTATTTGGAACTAATGATACCGCATATGTGATTGCTTCTGGTGCTCCTGCTGGAACTCCTGACACTGGACCTTTAAGCGTTCTTGATGCTTTTGGTGCAGGCAGTTCTCTTCAATGGGGAACAACTAGAGGTATTGATGTAAATAGTCCGTTTGATAGATATTACCCTCCAGGAGGGATTGTTGCT